AGGAACAGGCGGTGGCGGCGGTGCTGGAGGTTATCGCAGTTCGTATGGTTCAGAAGCCTCTGGTGGTGGTGCATCAACTCAAGCAGTGCAAACTGTTACCGCTACTACCTATGCAGTAGCTATAGGTGCTGGTGGAACAAGTGGCCCTTACCAGAATGGGGGTCAAGGCTCTACTTCTTCAATTGCTAGTTTTACTTCTGCTTCTTGCACGGGAGGTGGGGCTGGTAAAATTGTGAGTGGTGTTGGTGGTTCTGGAGGAAGTGGTGGTGGTGCAGGTAACGATAATCGCGCAGGTGGCCCCGGAACATCTAATGAAGGCTATGCTGGTGGCGCTTCTAGACCTTATCCCGGAAATTCTGGTGCTGGTGGAGGCGCAAGCGCGGCGGCAGTTTACGAGACTTCCGGAAATGGTGTAGCAGGTTCAATAAGTGGTGCTAGTGTGGAAAGAGCAGGCGGTGGTGGCTATGCACCCAATGGAAGTGGTAAAATGGGTGGCGGAAATGGTTCTTATAATACACCTGCCGCAGCAGGTACTGCTAATACCGGAGGAGGTGGCGGTGGTGGAGGAACTGGCGCGGACACGGGAAGTTGGGCTGGCGGTACTGGTGGTTCTGGTGCAGTTATTATAAGGTATAGATTTAAATAGAGGATAAAATATGAGTCATTTTGCTGAGTTGGACGATAACAATATCGTTATAAATGTTGTTGTGGCAGAACAAGAACATATAAATTCTTTAGAAGGTCGATGGATACAAACGTCCTATAATACTAGGGGTGGTGTACACTATGCCCCCAATAGTAATGATCCAGATGGTGGGATTGCTTTAAGAAAAAATTTCGCTGGTGTTGGTTATACATATAATGAATCTATAGATGCTTTTATTGCTCCACAGCCTGATCCAAGTTGGTCATTTAATGAAACCACTTGTCAGTGGGAACCACCAAATGCAGGATGGAACTACCCAGATATTGGTTAATAAGAGGGGAATTTAATTAAGAAATCTGCAGAGGAACAAAAAGTCCCTTATTGGGGGCCGTTTATTTTAGAAACAAAAATAGAACAAGAGTTTTTAGATATACTGCTGGAAAAGGGTAATGAGAGTAGGGAGAAAAATTTAGATCATAGAAAAAAATTAGCTGGAATGATCGATAATGAATATTATTTTGAAAATTATGGAGAATGGTTTATTCCAAAATTTGAATACCATCTTGATTCTTACATGCAAGGTTTGTCTTCTTGGATGACCGATCCATTTCTTAATAAATCCTCACCTATAGGTTGGATTGCGGATAGTTTGTGGATAAACTACCAGAAGGCAAAAGAATATAATCCCCCACATAATCATTCGGGAGATTTGTCATTTGTAATATATTTACAAGTACCAGATGAGTTAAAAAAAGAATATGAAAGCACTAAGGGAGTCCATAATAATGTTGGCCCCGGAGTAATTAACTTTGATTTCGGTATAGAGTTACCTTTTAGTATTAGCAGATTTTTTAGAATGCCAGAAGTGAGAGATATATTTATTTTCCCAGCATGGCTTGTGCATTATGTACATGCTTTTAAATCAGATGTAGAAAGAATTTCTGTATCTGGAAATATAAAGTTTTTATATAAAGCAGAAGATGATGTATGTATAAAATAAAAGATTTTATTGGGTCTTTTGATGGGATGTTTGGTGATCTATGTGATAGTTATATAGATTACTTTAAGGAATTGGAAAAGAATAATCTTGTTTGGCCTAGAGAGGAACTAAAGCACGTTAAGTCTGATAGTGCATTTCCAATTGTATCAGGGGCATTTTGGTCAAATACTACAACAGGAATTTCAGGCAAGTCTGTACCAATCCCTTATATAATATCAGACTTCAATAGGATTTTCTGGGAACAATGTATGTCTTTATATTCAAAAGAATATAGTATGTTAAATACCATGGAAAGTCATATTATTGCAGAGGCAAAATTGCAAAAAACTATAGAAGGCGAGGGCTACCACATTTGGCACTCTGAGGATATGGGGCTTAATTCACAGAGAAGCAGATTATTAGCATTTTCACTGTGCTTGAATGACGATTACGAGGGTGGAGAAACAGAATTTTTATATCAGAAAAGAAGAATAAAGCCCAAAAAAGATAGATTGCTTATTTGGCCTGCTCAATTTACTCATACTCATAGAGGTAATACTGTTCTTAAAGGTACTAAATACATACTAACGGGGTGGGTTGAATTTGCAAGTCCTTATTATGGTGGAGCATAAATACTGTAAAGAAGATACATATTAATGGTACAGAATAGGTGGTTTTTATTTAAAGATTGTTTAGACAAGAAAATCTGCAATGATATAAAATCATTAGGTAAAAATAATTGGAAAGATGGGGAGATAATTGTTCCATCGGTTTTAGATGATGGGAATAATAAAAGTCTAGCATTTACAATTAATAAAGAGATAAGATCAAGTAGTGTATCGTGGGTAAGTTCACAATGGTTGTATGATGTTGTATGGCCTTATCTGGAAACAGCAAATAAGTCTGCTGGTTGGGAGTATGACATAGTTTCGGCTGAAGAGATGCAAGTAGCGAGATACAGTACGAATGGGTTTTATAGTTGGCATTGTGATGGTACTGGAGACAAGCTGTCTGCTTATAATAAACCTGATAATGAATTTCTACACAATCGTGTTAGAAAATTAAGTATGTCTATATTATTGAATGATAATTATAGAGGCGGAGATTTTCAATTTTTATTTTCTGAGAAAGGTAAACGTAAAACTGAGACGGTAGAGCTTAATAAAGAGGGTTCTATTATTGTATTTCCTTCTTACTTGGAACATAGAGTGACACCTATAACAAAAGGCATAAGATACTCTTTAGTGGTTTGGTTTCTTGGGCCGCCATTTAAATAGTAGTTAATTCTTACGGGAAATAATAATGTCAGACATAAGTTCATGGATTGCATCAGGAGGAGATTGGAGCGACTCGAAATATAGTCGAGGATGGAATGGGCCTGTCAGAACTCCTGATAAAGCAGATTTAACTTTAAGTTCAGTTGTTCCCGCTGGTGGGCAGTCTCATTTTATTTCCCCAGATAATGTCTCTTTTGAAATAGTTCAGTCTTATGAATGGGATCAACTAACAAGTTCTTGGGTTAATTCTACTGGCGATTGGAGCACTGGGCCAACTCCCCAGATGGCTGTTTCTGATCCAAGAAATCCAGCGAAAGGAGACTTAACCTTTACAGCTTATTCTCCTGCTATTGGCAGGATGTATAAATTTGTAGTAAGCGCTCAAACTCTTACATTAACAGGTCAATCGCCAACTGATGGGACTGGGTTTGTAATCTCTCCTGAAAATGCTTCCATTGAAATAATACAAACATATAGCTGGAATAACTATGGTGGTACGTGGGCGACCTCTTCAGATAATTGGAATGTTGCCCCCTTTGTCCCATCCGCTGTAGAGACTGGACAGAACCAACCAGATGCTGGTTCGTTAACACTTACTGGAACAGCGCCTGATTGGAGCCTTCAACAGCTTTGGTACATCCCCTCTGGGAGCATGACTTTAACAGGGTTTGTTCCATCTACAGTTTCTGGTCATTTAATTACTCCAGACAAGGCTGATCTAACTGGCCTTGGATTTACATCATGGGAAAATACTTCCGGTGATTGGGCTAGTAGTCTAGATAGTTGGGGTGAGGGTGTGGAGATGCCCCCTTGGAATGCGGTTACAGGTGATTGGGCGCATAACACAGATACATGGGGTGAAGGAAACCTTGCTCCTATAGTAGGGATTACTTATACCTTTAGTATAGATTCATCAGGAAATCTTGTATTTACCCCTTATGAACTGGAATGGCCTTTAATCCGTAATCCTAAATATATTGCAGAGATAATCATTACATGAGTACAAAAGAAAAGAGAATTCCTTGGATGGAATTAGTAGATAAAACTGATCCAACAAGAAGGACTCGACCTGTCGTTACATATGTGTTTAATGACGGCAAGAGAACATTTCACGCCCCAAAAAGGAAAAGATAGAATGTTTGCAGATAAGGCCGCTGTCCATACAAGTGCATTTGAAGTAGAAAAAAATGAAGACTTTGATGTTCATGATTACACTCTAGCTAAAAATGTTGCAGAGCATCTTGAGAAAAAATATCCGGGGTGGTTATGGGCCGTCCATGTTATGGATGGGGTAGTTGGAGTTAAGTCTATGCGCTTATCTGGAAATTGGGGGTTCATCCTTCATGAGGATAAGATAGACAAGAATTACAAAGTTGTGACTAATGCTGGTGGAGAAATACTAGAAAGATTTAAACAGCAAAGGGGTCAGTTTAACAACACTTTGTATAACGATTTAAAAATGGATGATAAAGGAAAGTTGAATGGAGAATATCATTAATGTCACTTATTAATCCACAACCACCATTAAATGAAGATATCCCTCCTGCTGGTGGTGAAAAGATAGGTGATAAAAATGATCAATGGTTAAGCCTAGCTAGGAATGCATACGACTCTTCTACTGATTGGGTGGATACTAATCTAAGATACCAGTGGGAAAAGAATTTATCTAACTTTAATAGTAGACATCCGCCGGGTTCTAAGTATTTAACTTCCGCGTATGATAAGAGGTCTAGATTATTCAGACCAAAGACAAGGACAACCGTTAGAAAGTTAGAAGCGGCTATGGCTACAGCATTCTTCACTAATGAAGATATGATGAGCATTAGTCCCGCTAATCCTAATGATCCACAGCAAATTGCTGGAGCAGCTATTGCCCAGTCAATTATGCAGTATAGACTGACTAATACCATTCCTTGGTTCACCACTATGGTGACAGCCCTTCAGGATGCGGCTATTTATGGAACTGTTGTATCTCATCAGTATTGGGAATTTGAAGAGAGAGATGAGACTTTTGCTTCTGTGGATGATGATGGTGGCGAAGTTGTTGATATGGAAGGAAAGCCTGTTAGGGAGAAAGTAACCTCTACTGTAAAGGACTTTCCAGTTATAGAAGTTGTAGAGCCAGAGAATTTTAGAATTGATCCAGCTTCAGATTGGTATGATCCTATCTCTTCATCTCCATATGTTATCCATTTAATTCCCATGTTCGTTCAAGATGTCATGGAAAGGATTGATAGCAAAGAATGGCACAAATTATCTATGGGTGAACTTCTGTCTACTCAGACACAAGATGATGATACTTTGCGATTGACTAGGGAAGAACCTAGAGAAGACCCATTAGAAGATCAATTTGAAACCGTAGATGAATTTAAAATTGTATGGGTCCATAAAAATATTATTAAGAAAGAAGGTCAGGATTGGTGCTTTTTTACTGCTGGCACTCAATATCTTTTAACTGATCCTAAACCTTTGCAAGAGATGTATCCGTGGTTAAAAGACAACGAGCGCCCCTACGTGATGGGAAAGCTGAACATTGAAGCACACCGTGTTTATCCATCAGCAACTGTAGAACTCACCGAAGAGTTGCAAGCCGCATCAAACGATATATGGAATCAAAGATTCGACAACATTAAGTTGGCGATGAATAAGCGCTACCATATTCGGCGGGATCGAAACATAGACCTAGATGCCCTATTTAGGTCTGTTCCCGGTGGTGCGGTTGAGATGGATGATCCAGACCAAGACGTCAGAATCGTTGAAACGAGAGATGTCACTGCGTCTGCTTACCAAGAGCAGGATCGAATAAATATGGATTTCGATGAACTGCAAGGTAACTTCTCAGCCTCCACCGTAGGTGGCGCTCGTAACCTTAATGAGACAGTAGGCGGCATGGAGTTAATTGCTGGCAATACTAATAGTGTTTCTGAATTTGTTTTAAGAACTTTTGCAGAAACTTGGGTTGAGCCAGTATTGAAACAACTGTTAAAGCTTGAACAGTATTACGAAACAGATGAGCATGTAATGGCATTTGCTGGTATAGGTGATGAGTCTGAAGAAGCCGAAAGTCCTATAGATTTCGGACAAGATGAAGTTATGGATGAACTTCTTAAGCAGAATGTTCTATTAAAAGTCAATGTTGGAATGAATGCTACTGATCCCGTTGGAAGAGTTCAGAATCTTCTTTATGGCATTGGAAGTCTTTCTCAGTTTCCACAGATGGAAGGAATGTTTAATGTAGAAGAGGTAGCAAAAGAAGTTTTTGCACAACTTGGATATAAGGATGGTTCAAGATTCTTAATGCCGACCGATGATGTTGATCCACAGATAGAAGAAATGCAAGCACAGATTGATCAGATGGGACAGATGCTTGAAACCGATCAGGTTAAGATGCAGGGTCGTTTGACGATAGAAGAGATGAAGGCAGAAGCTACTCTAAGGGCTGCTCAGTTGAGATCGCAGACAGAATTGCAGAAAACAATTATAGGAACTCAAGCTGATGCTGGAAGACTTAATGTTCAAAGAAGTGAGGCTGGTATAAAACAACAGGATGCAGATACTAGACGAGCGGAATTGATGTTGCAAAGAGATGCCTTGCTCAATCAAGTTATTGATCAAGAAATCGAAAGACGCATGGTAGAAGACAAAGATAATGTAAGTAAGGTCGGAACCATGGCAAGAAATAAATATAATAAAATACCATACGAGGTAGGATGACAGATTATCAAAACCCAGCCGCACCTAAAATAGATGAGTTAATAACAAGAACTAAAATTGGTCGCGGCACACAAGAATTTATAAGAACTCCAACCGGGAAAGCTTTAGTTGAGAGAGCAATAGCTGATTATAGAAATGCTCTTGGTGAACTTCAGAAAATGACTTTTCAGGAGTGGTCTGGTTCTTCAGAAGAAGAACTAAAACAATACCGTAAAATATCTAATGACCTCGCTACCCCATTAAAGCTACTTAAGTGGCTGGATGCGATTATTGCAGACGGAGACAATGCTGAAAAGTTGGCTAGGTACAAAGAAGCGGAATAACTTAGGAGATGTAAGATGGTAGACGCTACCCCACAGGATGCGGAAGTTGTAACACCTAGAGAAGAGATGATGGAAAATATCGCGGCTTCTAGGGAAATTGAAGTTTTAGAAGATATTGTTGGAGAAGAAGCAGTCCAGCAAATGATTGAAGAATCCTCAGAAGAGTTGTCTCAAGAGGGGGTTGAGGAAGAAATACAACAAGAAGACCCGAAATCTCCTGTATGGCAGACAAATGATGGACAGTGGGTTACTTCAGTCAAAGTAAATGGTGAAGAGGTTCAGGTTCCTTTTGAGGGATTAAAAACTTCTCATCAAAAAGATGTAGCTTCACAAAGAAGGTTTGAAGCAGCCGCCCAAAAGGAAAGGTTTCTTCAGCAAAAAGAACAGCAATTACGAAATTACGTAATGCAGTTAAAAGCAAAACAATCTTCTCCACCCCCAGAGGGCGAGGAGGAAGTACCCGATACTGATTCTTATAAAGAAAAAGTAAAGGAGTACCACCAAGCGTTGTATGAAGATGATGCGGATAAAGCCGCAGAATTGTTGCAGACTTTGACTACGGGACGCTCGCAAGATGCCACCCCAAATGTAGAGGAAGCAGTTAATAAAGCTTTAAATCAAGCTTTTGCTCGCCAACAAGTGGCACAGGCTAAACAGCAACAGCAGGTATATGAAAAATCAGTCAAGGAAGCAGTTTCTTGGTTTGAGTCTGAGTATCCTGAGATTGCCAATACGCCTGAGTTAAGGGCTATTGCAGATAATAGAACGGTTACCATTATGAAGGAAAGACCTGACATGGCACCGGGACACATTATCCAAGCCGCCGCTGAGTATGCGAGAGAATGGGCTAATCTTAATCTATCTAACGGAAAGAGTAATGAACGATCCGCAAGAAAGAAAAGAATAGTCTCTGAACCAAAACAGGCCCGAAAGACAGCTAAGATTGGAGAGGACGAGGAACTGGAGAAAACTCCAAGCCAAGTTATTGAAGATATGAGGAAGTCAAGAGGGCAACCCATAAACACAGTATAGGAGGTAGTTATGGCAGGACAAGTATGGTCTGTCAACACTTCCGGTGGGTATATGTATGCGCTAAATCTCAGCCGTGAGTTGAGAATGGCGGTTCAGCCTGTTGTCAAATTTCGACAGTTTTGCGACATTAAAGATGCCGCACATCAAGGTTTGCACCGTGGCGATACATTCCATTGGAACGTGTTTAGTGACGTTGCCACTCAGGGTACTACCCTGACGGAAACGAATACTATCCCAGAGACATCATTTACGATTTCTCAGGGTACGATGACGATTACAGAAGCAGGTAACTCAGTCCCATGGACCGGGAAACTTGACGACTTAAGCGAACAACCAGTTCGTGAGATCGTTAGAAAAGTGTTAAAGAACGATGCTAAGAAAGCATTTGACGTTTTAGCCGCCGCTCAGTTTGATGCCGCAAAGTTGCGCGTAGTTCCCACTGCGGGTACTAGCACGACAGCGCTGACATTGACTACGAATGGCACAGCTACACTAGTCAACACTGTTGCTCTTGGTAAGTTACATGTTCGATTGATGGTCGATCTGATGAAAGAACGTAATATTCCCGCCTATACTGGCGATGATTATTACTGTCTTGCATGGCCCTCAACCTACGCAACCTTGAAGAGTGATCTGGAAGGAATCCATCAGTATGTGGATCAAGGCTTTCAGATGATTATGAATGGTGAAATCGGTAGGTACGATGGCGTTCGTTTCGTCGAGCAGACACACATTGCTAAAGGTTCTGGTATCGGCACATCTGCCGCTGCTTGGGCGCAAGGCTTAAGTGATTGGGCTGTATTCTTTGGCGAGGATACGGTTGCAGAAGCTATCGCAGTTCCAGAAGAAATTCGTGGGAAAATTCCCGGCGACTTTGGAAGGGACCGTGGCATAGCTTGGTATTACTTAGGTGGCTTTGGCATTACACACACTCAAGCAGCCCAGTCACGTATTGTGATTTGGGATAGCGCATCTTAATAGGAGGTATATTATGAGTTATTCACAAGCATTAATGACCACCTATTCTTATGGTCATGACAATGATATGGGTAATGGAACTGCTGTTGATTGGAGTTTCAAAGGCCCAACTGGTAAGCAGGGAATGCTTATTGATATAGGTCTTCATGTCACTGAGACATTCGCAGATGATGCAACTGAAGCAAATATTTCGATTGGCACAACTGCTGATCCGAATTATTATGGTCAGTTAAATATCCCGGATGGAACTGTGTTAACTAACTGCTTTAATGTCCAAGATGATACCGATGCGGTCATTATCGAAGCGTTACCTGCGGATACACAGATTGAAGTTACCGTTACAGAGGGAACTGATTCTGGTACTGCGGCAGGTAAAGGCTACGGTTATGTATCAGTTCTTTGGTACTAGGAGGAAATATGGCTAGTAATAAACATTCAGCAGACGGTAAAATTCCTGAAAATGGTTTGTCTAGTTTGGAAAAGGATACGTCCACGCCTAAAGATTTAGGTATGGATAGTCACGGCCCAAATCAGATGCCCATGGGAATCGTTAAAAAGAAAGTTTCAACGCCTTCCGAAGGCTCTTTTAACTTTCGTTAATATGGAACGGGGGGTGAAAGCCCCCCTTTCTTTTGGGGAAAAATTATGATAGAAATTATCATGGGTGATAAATTCCAAAGAGACACTTTTAATAAGAAATCAAAACCAGAAAATAATCCACGTGAAAGTGGGTACACTTTGGTAGATGCAACAGATACTTATATGAATGAGAATAACCAAAAACAGAACAACGCTAGAGTTGGTAATAGACCTGAATGGGTTGGTTGGTCTGTAGACTAAGGAGATTAAGTGGAGATTGATTGGGAGAAACCTTACGCCACAATTTATGGCGATCACAAAATAAGGTATGAGCAAGGTGGTTATAATTTTGATGTGTCTGGTAAAGAAGTAACAGAAAAAGATATTAACTGGGCGAAAAACCAAAAGGGATTAGGCGGCAGAACTCTTTTAATGCATTATGCAAGAGATGAGGGTATTGAATTCTCGAATAATGAAAAGATTGAGTCGGTCAGAGAAAAAGTTATAACGCATATGTCATGAAGAAGATATATGTTCCTACTAAAATAGTAGAAGACTACGCGCCAAAAGATTTTGGTGGTATAAGAGAAGAAAAAACTGCATGTGTTGTAAGGTACGGTGGTTTTGGGGATATGATTCAGGCTTCCTCTTTGTTTCCAGTGTTAAAGGAAATGGGATATAGGGTCTGTGTTAATACTACTGAGATAGGTAATTCTCTTCTTTTGAATAATCCTTATGTTGATGAGTTGATAGTTCAAAATGATAATCAAATAAGTAATTTTTCTCTTGGCGAATACTGGGAAAAAATGTCGCTATGTTTTGATAAGTTTATCCAGTTATCAGAATCTATAGAAGGAACTTTACTTCTTAATCCTAAAAGAACTATTGAGATTGATGGTAGACCTCATGTTGTTGAAGGCTGTGAAGAATATGATTGGCCCAAGGAAAGGATACACGAACTGTGTAATAAAAACTATCTTGAGGAAACTCATAGAATAGCGGATATAGATTTTAAACATGCTCCTTTTTATTATCCTTCATCATTAGAAAAGAGATGGGCTAAAAAAACTAGGAAGAAAATTAAGACAAAGAATGTGGTAATGGTTGTTCTGTCTGGTTCTTCTGTTCATAAAGTGTATCCTTGGATAGATAATGTTATTGCTACTCTTCTTTTAAAAAGGGAGGATGTTAGCATAATTACAATGGGTGACGCAATTTGCCAGCTTCTTGAGGCTGGATGGGAGAATGAACCTAGAGTAATTACCAAGTCTGGAAAATGGTCTATTACGAAAACACTTTCGTTTCTTCCCCACTGTGACGTAATTGTAGGGCCAGAAACTGGTTTGTTAAATGCCGCTAGTGCCATGAAAAATCACAAGTGTGTTTTTCTTTCTCATTCATCTAAAGAGAATTTAACAAAGCATTGGAGAAATACAACGTCTATGGAGCCAGATGATTGCCCTTGCTTTCCTTGCCATAAGCTACATTTTGGTTTTTCCACTTGTA